CTTCGCCTTGGTGGCGGTCTCCAGCTTCTTCTTCGCCTCGGCGAGGTCGGCGTTCCAGCCCTTCAGGTCCGCGCGGAGCTTCGCCTTCTCCTTCGGCGTCATCGCAGCCTTCAGGTCGGCCTTAGCCGCCTGGAGGTCGGCCTGCCACTGCATAAGGTCAACCTTGAGCTTGCGCTCCTTGTTGGCCTTGTCCATGTTGTCGCCCCAGTTCATGGCCTCATCGCCCATGCCCCTGAGCTTGTTCACAACCCCGTCGCCGAACTTGTAGAACTCCTCCTTGGCGGCCTTGACCTTGTCGCCCAGGCCGGGCATCCACCCGAGGCCGATGGTCGCCGAGTCGAGGATCATCTTCATGGTCGACATCGCGGCCTGCGCCAGCGGGACGAGACCGTAGTTGATGATCGCACCGATGTTGAACAGCGCGATCCGCGCCATGCTGATCCAGACGTTCGCCAGGAAGTTGACGATGTCGATGATCGTGGTGATCAGGCCGAAGATCATCCTCAGGGCCATCGCGATCTCACCCGAGTGGTCACGGACCGTCCGGCCGAGCGCCCCGAAGGAATCGCCCATGCCGCCCATCAGTGACTCGAACTCCGGGCCGAACGCCAGAAGCAGAGCGTTGAAGCCCTCCATCATCGGCTTGAACGCCCGCCTGCCGAACTCGATGATGCCCCTCGACACAGAGTCCAGGAACATCGTCATCGGGCCCTGAGACTGCCGCATAGCCTCCTTGAAGTGCGGCAGGAAGGTGTCGGCCATCTTGCCCAGAAGGGTGATGCCGTGCGTGATAACCGGCTCCATCGCCTTACCGGCCGACGCCCACGAGGACTTGACGTCGTCGACCATGCCCGACCACGCCTTCTTGACCACGGGCGCCTTCGAGGCGATAACCCCGGCCAGGCCGACGAACGCGCCACCGAACGCCAGAGTCAGCGCACCGGCGAGACCCGCACCGATGAGGCCAGCAGCAGCCGCAACAACGGCAGCCAGGCCGGCGAACACCACGGGATTCTTCGCGGCGGTTTGGAACGCGTTACCCAGGGCCTGGCCGATACCGTCCGACATCAGGCCCTGAAGGCCGTGAAGGGGCGCCATCAACGCCTGGCGGAACCTGTTGCGGTCCACGTCCGGACGGACACGCACACGGATGCCACCGCCGCTCCCCATGTGGCCGGATACCCGGGTGAAGTCCCGGTCGAGGCTGCGCAGAGCCTGTCGGAGCTCACCGAACGACTGGTTGTTCATGCCGAACAGCCGCCCGCGGGCCACCACGTTATCGGCGTCCCGCATACTCCGGGCCAAGCGCTGGAATTCGTCGTCCGGAATCCGGCCGTGCAGCCGGTTTAGATCCTCGCCCATCTGCCTCAGCGAGTGATTCATCCGGTCGAAGTTCTGCCGGTTGTTCTGCCCGAACGTGCGGTCCATATCGTCGCCGAGACGGTTCATGGACTGGCGGACGCGCGCGAGAGCACCTTGCGTCTCATCGCGCGCGTTGACCGTGATGTTAATGCGGGAGGCCATTCCCTACTCCTCTTCTTCCTGAGGAGCCGCCTCCTCTTTAGCTGTTCCCCTGTGAATGATCTCCAGCATCCTCAAGAGGTCGGCCGGCTCGTCATAGATTGCTGTCGGCAGGCAATGGAACCTGTCGCACAGATTTATGATGAGCTCGGCATCCTCCAGCTCCTGAGGCTTCGTTACAACGCTTCCATCGTCACGGGTGCCCCCGGGAACTGCCCGCCACTCTGCGAGTCTTTTCCCAGATCCTCCGGCACCCCCACGATCGCGCCGATCCAGTCGTTGACGAGCTCCAGGACGACATTGATCTCCAGGGACTCAATGCCCTCCTTGTCAGACTCGACGGGGGTGCCATCCTCTTCTTCGAGGTTCCACGACACGATGTTCTTGACGACCACGTCGAGGATCGGGTCGATCGCCTTCGTGAAGTCCTCGTCGTCCATCAGCTTCATCAGGTCGCGGGTCTGGCCGAACTTCAGCCCCTTCATGCGGACGATGAAGCCCTCGTTCCCGGCGACATCCGCCAGGGTGTAAATCGTCGGGATCCTTCTGTAACCCATGTGCCTCTTCCTCTCAGAACCGGTCTTGGTAGTTCGTGTCGAACAGCCGGTAGCCCATCGCTTCGATCTCCCGCTGAACCTTCTCTGCGGCGATACGGAAGGCGTGGTAGCCCTTGAACCGCGTGGTGGCGTTCCTGGAGCCCACACCCTCAAGCCAGGGCCCGTACACCGGTCCAGAGTAGCCGCCATCGGTGACCTCTGTGCCGGAGTTCGAGACGCGGACGTTCGACTCATAGAATCCGGTCGGGTGCCGGAAGCTCATGTGATAGATGTCCTTGATATCGGCCAGGGCCTTCTCGGCAGCATTCTCCTCCAGCTCGTCGATGAAGTCGTCCATGAGGGCCGACGAACGCATGTCGAACATAGGACCGTGCCGATGGACCCTGGTCGATACCCGGAGCATGACTTACGACCAGGTCGGAACGGTGCCGTCGGCCAGAACTGCCGGCGCCTGCCAGGTCAGCTCACCCGAGTCGGAACGCGTCAGGTTGTAGTCGGTGATCAGGCACTCGTTGTTGAGCGTCTGGGCGGCCACGACGATCGAGACCGTACGCAGGACCGACGTCGAGGAGACCGTCTTCAGGACCGCGTGCGAAGACGTGGTCGCCGTCGGGTTGAACACGCCGTTCAGCGTGATCGAGAAGTCGGCCAGGAGCAGAAGACGCTCCATCGCGGACTTGTCGATGCCGGTGACGTCCTGGACGGCTCGCGGCGTCGCGAACTCGAAGTTGGTGATGTCGTTACGGATATCGCGGGGCGTGCCACCGCTGTCGTCGACCGACAGGGTGGACCACGCGAGACCGGACTGCTTGGCCATGGGTTATCCCTTCTCTATGGCTTCGGCGATTCGCGCCTGGTTCTCGGCGAACTCTTCGACCCAGAATTCAGGCTTCTTGTGGACTCTCGTCAGAATGCCGAGAGGGTTCCCCCGGTGATCCCCGCCCTTTACGCGGAAGACCTCCGGACGCTGTGTACGGATCCGGTGCTCCTGGAAACACGGCTGGTTCGCCGCGAACTCCAGGGTGACGAGCCCGTCCCTCTGCTCGATCACCTTGTAGGACCGCCCGGAATCGTGCTTGATGTACCGGCCCTGCTCCACGCCCAGCGGAGTCTGGAGATCGATCCTCATCCGCCAGCCGTTCAGGTACGAGGCGCACTCGACGTCCTCACAGGACGCCGGCACGGTGTGCGTCTCCGTCGGGGCGACGATCTGGAACGTCTGGTAGGCCGACGTCGGAAGGTTCGGTTCGATCCTCACAGGACCCTCGCAGCGTCGTTGCGGGTGAACGTAACGGCGAACGAGCACTGGGAGAACGTCCCCGTGGTGATCACCCGGACGTACCGCTCGACCGTCTGCGTCGCCGAGGCCGACTGGATCCGCTCGAAGGTGGGCGCCGCGGAAACCACGGTGAAAGCGCCACCGGTGATGTCGGCGAACGGGTCACCGACCGCGTTGTCCGACGACTCCTGGAGCTTGATCGTCACCGACGTGCCGGTGAAGCTGAACACCTGGAGGTACGCCTGGAAGCCGAACGATGAAGAGCCGACCAAGAGGTCGATGGACGTGCCGTTCGTGGCTGTGGTGTCCGAACGCTTACCGGGCGTCGCCTGGTAGCCCCAGTCGGCGCCGAAGCCGTTCGACTGGGCACTGACACCGAACGTCAGAGCTCCGTCGTCACCCCGCTGCGGGTCGTAGTTGAGCTGCTTGGCGACCATGGAGAACGCCTCGTTACCCAGGCCGGAGCCGCGCAGGTACATGAGCTGCGTGTCGGTGTACGGCAGACCCCTCAGGGCCTTGTGCTCGTTGTCGACCGGGCCGCCGACCGGGCCGGGGTTGAAGTACGTGGTGAACTCCGCGTTCGCATCTCGCTGCCCGAACATCCGTTCGTTGGCAAACGAGGTGATCCCTGTGGAGGGGAGCGTCGCCCTGGGGGTCGAGATTGTGCCGATGGACGCGGTGTCCGCACCGATGTCGTAGCCACCGATGAAGAGCTGGTCGCCCAAGCCTGACTGCTTTGCCATGTTCCTGTCTCCTTATTCGGCCTGCGGCCAGGCGTCATTCACGACGATCGGGACGGTGATCGTGAGGACACGGAACACCTTGTTGTCGATGTTGATGTACCCCGACTGGGATTCCAGCGGGTGACCCTGCGTGATGCCCATCAGGTCGATGTACGCGGCATCCCCGGACAGCGTGAAGTCGCCCGAGTACGCCTCGAACAGCGCATCGCAGGCTTCCATGATGTTCGGGTCGATCATGTCCTGGGGGTTCTGGAGCATGTTCGAGTAGATGCGGACGTTGAACGTCACCCGGGCGGTCGTCGAGTGGAGACCCGACTGGGCGCGGGCCGGCTGAATCCTGTCGATCCACATAGCGCAGGTGAGCCCCCGCCCGGGACCGTTCTTCGGCTCGTGCTGGTTGACCCGGTCGAAGAACCCGAGGGTCATCGCGTGCGAGGCCAGGTCGTCCATGAGGGCCTTCGAGTTAATGGCCATCGGGCACCCTCTCCCACATCGGCACGGTGCTCAGGTCGACGTCCAGCTCCAGGCGCGGGAGTGCCTCTCTGTCAGCGAGCGACGTGTGGAGCTCGATACGGTGATCGATGATGTGGTCGGGCTCGATGATGATCCGGTAGCCCTCATGCTCGATGATGATCCTCATCAGACGGCCCTCTTCCGGAACTTCCGCTTGTACCTGCGGGCGGCGGCCCTGCGGATGTCGGTGAGCCCACGGCCGGCGACCACTTCGGTACCCGACGAGTCACGCTCGGCTTCATCCGAGTAGACGCGGGCGCCGTACGCGGAGAACTCCTGCTCCAGGCGGGTGATCGCCTCGGCGCGGCACAGGTCACGGATCAAGTCCGGAACCGCCCACTTCGAGAGAGGCGCGTTGATCAGGTGCGTTGCAGCGGTCGTTCCGAGGGCGCCACGCTCGACGGCCAGGGTACGGAACGCGTAGATGGGCGCCGCAGGGGAGTGGGTTGTCAGCGTGGAGCCGTCGTAGGCCCGCTTCACGGTGACGGTATTGCCGACGATGTCGACGATCTGCATGCGCTCCGAGTCGATGAGGATCGTCTCGGAAACGTGGAGCTGAGTGCCGTCGGCCACGTCGACTGTCTGGTCGTTCATCTTCGCCAGCATGTCGGTGCCGAGGACCTGACCGGTGGCAAGGGCAGAGCGCCCCGTGACGAGCATCCGCTCGGTGTCTACGAGGAGAACAGAGCCGACCCCGACCAGGGAGGCGTCGGACACGTCTACGGCCGTCTCAGAGGCGTCCAGAGCCTCGACGACGGTACCGGCCGGCTTCTGGTCGTCGGAGATGCCCCACAGGCCGGTGATCGACACAGCATGCTGCCGGGTGTTGACGTTCGTGAAGACGGAGTTCGAACCGATGTTCGTCTCGATGTACGTGTACGGAGGACCCGAGTTGACGGGCTCCAGGAAGTAGTTGGCCGGAGGCATGACAACACCCCCCGCGGTGACGTTCGTCGCGGAGATCAGCTCGTTCTCGTCGAACCAGATGCGTCCGGCGGCAGCGTAGTTGCTGGACGGCCAATCAAAGTAGCGGGTCGCGAGTCGGGGAGCTACGCCATGCTTGTGTCGGTTGAGCCAGCCGTCGATGTCGTCTGACGCACTGGCGATGGCGCTGTCGACCTGCGCGAAGCGGTGGGCTGCCTCCTTGATGTCAAAGGCGTCCATAACCTCCTCACGCGTCGTGTAAAAGACGCGACCCATCTACCTTGTCCTTGCTTTCGGGGAACGTGAGGGGATCTAACCCTCGGATTCTGGGGGTGTATGAAGTTGTTGACCTTCGGTTCATACTACGCCCTCAGGCGTCCCGTGGATACTGCCAACCATCCCACGGGCAGAACAAGATCCCGTCGCCGGCGTCCTGAAGTGCGGTGAAGTCGTTCGGGCACTCAACCGGGACTTTGTTGAGCTCCTGCTCATCGAGCTCCCTGGCGTCCTGCATGATCCCCAAGAGCTGCCGCCATGCCATGTCATCCTCCCTTCGAGGCCGACCACGCGGAAATCCCCATGGACACCAGCGCCGTGAGGCCGGTGACCGGGAGTCCGTACTTCCACCGTTCCAGCGACCTGAGCCTCGACTCATGGTCGGGGACGGCGTTCATCTGTTCTTGTAGCCTGGTCAGAGCGATGAGCGTGACGCGATTCTGCTCCTCGATCCCATCGAGCTTGGCTACGATGCGGTCCTCGTTCACCTGCGGCCCCCACGGGTACACAAAGGGCATGGCTTCTCGTCCATGCCCTGGTACGAACCATGGTAGTACCAGGGATCTGCCTTCATAGTCCATACCGGAAGGCCGTTTGCGCCTTGGATCCATCGGGTCATTCACCCCGCCTCCATGAACGTCGCGGTAACCGCCCCCGAGCCGGCGACGTCGGCATAAACCGACGCCCTCCAGTATCGGAAGGCGCCCCCCTTGAAGTCCATGGCTCGGGGCTGTGACCTGTCGACCGACACGCTGCCCATCGGCACCCACGCCGCACCATCCTGACTGGCCTCAACGGCAACAACGCCGGTCAAGCCACTCTTCGACGGGATGATCACACAGGTGACGATCGACTTGGCGGTCGCGAAATCCACTGTGGCGCCCACACCGGTGGCTGCTCCGTTCAGCGAAACCTGAGCTGTCGTCGATGCCATCAGCCCCTCAGCTCCCGCCACAAGATCGAGATGTTCCAGAAGTGGCCGACGGCGCCGACGTCCTGCCTTATCACAACACCTTCACCTGGACGCACCAGGAAGGGGTTAAAGCCGGGCGGCGCATCAATCTGCTGGATCTCCCCGATGGTGTCCTTCACCGTGCCGGGAGGGCTGTTGAAGAACGCGCCATCGATACCGGTGCACGTCGGGTTGTCGTAGCGGATCTGAGCCGCGGGGGCGAAGACCTTCGTGTCGAACGCACAGATCTCCGAGCTCGCCGCCAGAGTTCCACCGGTCGGCTGGGCGGTGATCCGGTAGCCGCGGATCGGATACGCGGGAGCGGCGACCGTCGCCATGAACGACACGAAAAATCCGCCCAAGCTCATCACCTTCCCGGAGTTCACCGGGTTCCACAGGGAGACGAAGTTCTTGGGCGTCACCAGCGAGTCCTCCCGCTGACGGGAGAAGATGTACAGCGCAGTCGTGTGAGTTGTGGGCATCAGAGCATCCCGTCCACCACATAGATGTCGATCACGCCGGAGTTCGTGTCGCCGGCGTTCACCACCGTCGGCTGAAGGGTTCCGCCCTTGAGCCACCGACGG